ATCATCAACATCTTTTGCAATAACACATTCAATATCATTCCTTTCGCAAAACTCTTTGATGTATGATAACAGGCCCACATAGATTTGTCCAGTTTTTTGTGAGAATAATCTTATCTTACCATCCCATATTTTATTTCTATATGCCGGCATGAACTTATGCCCCGGCACTTCAAAAGTAAAGTAATCTACTAATGAACGACACATGCCATCATTATCACATTCAATGTGTAAGTAAACTTCGTTAAGTTTAAATATGTGAATTTTGTAGTGTGTCTGGTTGTCCATAGTTTCCTCTTAATATTATATTCCATGAAATACTAATTCTATCTTTGTGTGTTGTTGGCACCCAATGTTGCAACCAACTTGGGAATATTAATCCCATTCCTTTTTGAGAACTAAACTGCATCATACTCGAATTATCAAATGTAGTATATTCTAAGTTAGGTTGTAAAACACTTGCTTGTGGTCTTGGGTCGAAAAATTGTATTGGAGCACCATCTTCTAAATAGTATACACCAGAAAATATATTGTTTGAATGTGTGTGTGGTGGGTGGGATTCACCCTTCTTTAACATATTTGCCCACATACCTGTAAGTTCTAATGTATCATATAGGTATTTATTTTCTCTACAAATCTTTTCTGTCACTTCAAAAACTTTTCTTTTAAATGAAGGTATTTTTTTATTTAAATTATCTTTGGTTTGTAAAATTGTATTTGATTCAGATGAGCGTAGTTCTCGCAGAATAATACTGTGTTCATCATCATTCATATCATATTTAAACTCTGATACAATTGTGGGAAATAATTTATGTTGAATTACATCAACCATGATACAATACTCCAGCGTGTTCCTTGTGTAATCTTTTTAACTTCATGTGGAAACATAAAGTTTGATGGAAAAATTATTGCTTCACCACCCTTAATAGTCGGTTGTTGTTCTGACACTAAAAATTCACCACCTTTAAAATTATCATTTAAAAATAACAAAACTGAAGCTTGAGGATATCCATATTTCTGTCCATGACTGTGATGTATATTATCAGTATGTTTAGACATAAATCCACCAACATCATATTTGTTCAATCTAAAGTCTGTTGTTTTTTGTACAACAAAATCTCTGTTATTAAAACTTTTCATTTTTACTGCATATTTTTTTGCAACTTCTGATACAGCATCCTTTAAGTCATTGTAAAATATATCATCTTTGCGAATCCACATCTCATCCATTTCTACTCTTTTATCATCTGGTGATAAACCTTTGTGTGTTGAATAAGTTGATTTACTATAACTAAATTTATGATTAATTATTTGGTTACACAATTCAACACTAAGAATATTTTTATAATGACCTATCCAATCTTTCATGTAATTTTTATATTTTCTGGTTTTAAACTTTTAGTTTTATTATACCACTCAGATTTACTTTTATCTTGCCATGTTGTTTTAAATACTATACAAGTTCTTAAATTATAACATTCTCTACTTACTGGCATACCTTGATGTAATAAATTAGCCGTAAATGCAATTAATCTATTTCCCTCATATTGAAGTAAAGTAGGGTGTTGATTTGTTTCTTGAACACAAGTTCCACCACCCCAATGGTTTTCCCAATCCATTCTAGGATAATATATCATAGTGATATCACCATCATCTTGATGTATGTGTGGTTCTATTCCATGTGTGTGTGCATTAAAATAAACTCTTTCCATATCTACTTTAAATTTATTTTGTATACTATTCCATATTGGTTCTACAAAATCATATCCACTTTTATTACACTCATCTATATTGTGTCCACCTAAAACATGCCAATGTTTATTCTTACCATCATCTGAAGATTGGTAATCATACTTCCATGATATTTCTCTTAATTGCATATCAATTAATTGAGCAACATGTTCTTCTACAAAATCATCATGTACACTTATCATTACATTAGTCCTGCTTCAAAGTTTTTCCATTGTATTGCGTTTTTAATATCCCACCCTCTACCAGAAATAGCTTTCATAACACCATCAACATATTTACAAACTGTTTCTAGATATACTATTTTATTTTCTATTTGAATTATTTCTTCGTCTGATTCAATGTAGATAGATAGGTCTGATTTGAGTACTTTTAAATCGAAGGGTTTTGTTACATAAACATTTGCATCTGATTTACCACCGTAGTATTCCCACTTATCTCGGTAAAGCATTTTGTAATCACCCTTTGCTTTATACATCAATAGCTCAAACCTACTTTTAATGTCTAAGTATTTTGCATACAGTTCTTGGTTTTTTAAGGATTCGGTATCAAGTCTTTCATCATTTACTTTCAAGTCAATTGCGACTTGAATTTTTAATTCATCTAAGGTCATTTTCACTCCACAATAATAATTATATAACTATTTATAAGGTTACTATTTCATATATTTGGTATTTAAAGTTAACTGTTGCTGTCAAATATTCAACATCAGTTTGATTTTGTGAATAATCTAATCCACTTAAACTTGTAGGGAAGACATCTCTAAAACGACACTCTACTACAGGATTATTTTTATTTGTTAATATTGTCATTATAGCATCACTAGTCATAGACAGTTCTGGTGTTGAAGCTCTTACGTCACCTATATCTTTACTTTCACCTCTTTGTATTGTAGGTGTATTTGAGGTTGTACTTCTAAAATCAGCAAATTGCTTTCTATCTTTTGGAAATCCAATTGCAGTTAACCATGTGTGCATTTCAATATAGTTTTCTAAATTTTCATCTACAATAAATGATATACTCAAATCTTCATAAGTTAATTTATCACCCAGAAACGGAATGTTTTTAAGTGGTGTAGGAAATTCTGATTCACCTAAAGTTATGCCAGGAATATTTGCCTCAGTAGTAAAGTATTCTACTTTGGGTAACTGATTAATTAAGAAACGAAATTGTGTAGGACTTGAATAGTCCAATACATTAGGTTGTCTACTTAGTGGTGATGTTGTTGTTGTCATACTACTATTTATAAGAGTCCAGAAACAAAAAAGGACACCGAAGTGTCCTAATCTGTTGTTTCAAAATAACCTTAATTTTTACATTAAGTTTGTTACTTTAACACGTCTGTAGTACTTATTAGTATTAGCTGTAATACTAGTAGACTCAGCAGTTCCAGCAGCAAGAACACCTGTGTGGAATGGGTTAGCGGCAATACCGTAACGAGTCTTAAATCCAATTTTTGGTTGGAAACTATTTTCACCTACTGCACGAACCATTTGTAGTGGTACGTATGGGCAATAGAAAACACCAGCATCATACGGTGATGTACCTTTGTAACCTACAACGTAGTATTGTGAAGAAGCAACATTCGCAGCATATGGGTCAACATACACTTTGAATCTACCATTCATAACACCAGCGAATGTAGCAGCAGTATCATCAACATTTAAGTTGTTGTTTAGAGCAGGTGTATAATCTAAAACTCCAGCCATTTGAAGTGCAGATGCAACATCAGCAGAACAGATGATTATATTACCTTTTCCTCTACGAGTTTGTTGTCCGATTGCGTTAGCATCTCTTTCCAGAGCGAACATTAAACCTTTGAATTTCTCAACAGACCAACGACCGTTTGAATCAGTATCTAAATCAAAGATTCCAGCAGTAGTTGTGTTTACTTGAGCACCTTTAACAGCAGAAACGTATATACTACGTACTACTTCTCGGTTTATTTCAGCAAGAATTTCACCAGACAAGATATTTGCCAGTTCTGTTTCTGCATCTAAACCATGAATTGCTTTAAGGTCTTGAGCAAGTTCCATTGTGTACTCAGCTTTTAAGGCACGAGTCACAGCGGTAACTGTTGTTTTTTCTATACTAAACGCCATTTCAGCAAATGCGTTAGCACCAGCATCTCCTAAAGCCTCACCTTGTGCAGTAGTCATACCTGTTGGGGATGTATACTGACCAGCGGATGGACTGTCGTTTAATGCAGATGGGTTTGAACCTGTCATTGCAGATGATGTTAAATCACCAGCAGCGTCATCATTTGCGAAACCAGAATCAGCTTCATCACCAAGTGCCTCAGCACCATCTTGTGAAGCAAATCTTGCCCTCATTGCAAAGATAAGTCCTGTAGGACCTGTCATTGGTTGAACACCACATACATCATATGCGATTAAGTTAGGCATTGAACGTCTAACTAATGATATTAGAATCGGGTCCCAGTTTTCAACGTCTGCGCCTGTGGCGTTAGTTGGTGCTGCTTCCTGTAAGAAACTTCTATCTTCTCTTATTGCTTTTTCTTGATTCTCAAGAATAACAGTAGTTACTGCCCTTTTGTACGAATCCTCGATTTTTGGCAAATCAGGATGTGCAAGGACTGGCGACCACTTTTCTTGTAGATTTTCTGTTTGAAACATTTTAGTTTTCTCCTTTAATTTCTACTATTTATATATTTATTAATTTGCACCCTTGACAGCAGTTCCAATCGCTTTACTGTATGCAGCCATTGAACCTGTAACGTCAATGTCCTGTGCAGGGCCAGTTTCTACATTATCTATATTAGAGGTTGTTTCCGTAATAGTTCTAGGGAAATAACTTTCTTTTAAAGTATCAAGTTTACTTCTAAAATCTTCTTCGTTACCAAAGTCAACATCTTCTGTAAGTCCTTTAAACTTCTCAATTTCGGTATCAGCCAAATCAGAAGAAACTTCTGAGATAACTTTATCACGAGTCAAAGTGTCATTAGATTTTTTATACTCTATTGATTCCCCAATAGACTTATTAACCTTCTCCTCTAACTCTGCAATTTTGTCAGACTGTGCTTGTAGCACATCATACTTTTCATCAGGGATGTCAACATAATGGTCTTCAAACAATTGTTTTAATCCAGCAATAAAGTCTTCAGCGATTTCACCTTTAA